TTATCTGTATTGGCTGGGGTGTTCGTTTGTACGCCTTCCTGCCCTCCATGCTCTAATTTCAATAATGGGCAGTAGGATCAACGTAAATCAAAAATGTTAGTCAGATTATAAAACTATCACATACCGTGCTTAAACTTCTTTCCAATGGCTCTAAAGCTTTTCAGCATTGAACCAATTCTTCCTTATATAGCTATATAGTCATTCATCTGATGAAATGGGAGAGATTTCTTGGGCTAGAGGGGATAGGGGCACTAGGGGGGTATATACATTTATACTCCTAGCTGCTCTTAATTTTATTTTTTTAAAAGGTATTATCGGGGGTGGGCGTAACTGTTCTCCAATACGTCACAATCTATACTACATTCATATGTAGCCCAGTATAACTCGATGACAGGTGAGGAGAATGCGTGGGGATGGATAAAGTTACAGGACGTACAGAGTAAACTTATTACTAGCAAGGGTGCGTAGCCTATATTAATCTTGGGTAACACTTATATGCTCTTTTATGCTTTATGTAATATACTTCTTATATACGACCCTTGTCTATATTATACACCCATATGCCAACTTGTCAAGAATAAAATGTAATTTTTTTTATTTTTTTATTGACATGTTGCATATATGTACTATAATAGAATAGTATAGTGTTAATTACATACTTACATGTTCTCAAATAAATATAATACTATTGATTAGTGTACTAGGAGCAAATAGGAAGTACGTAAAACACTAGCAGTATTTATGTGTATGTATAGAACAAAATAAGAGAAGATGGAGAAAGTATTATATGCATACATAAAGGGAACTTTTGCATAAAAGGACGTTATTCGTAAATCGTCATTCTGCAGTTGCAAGAGAAGCCTACGTGCCAACATAAGAAGCACAGTCGTACTAATTCTTTCTCCATCGCTAAAATTACTTGTGTTAATGTAAAAATGATAATGTAAAAGTAAGGAAAATATATAATATGATACTTTCAGAACAAAAAGCAGAAATAGAGAAGATCAAAGCTAACTTGGTGCAACAGCATCGAACTCTACAGGAAAGAACTTTAAAACTAGCAGGAGCCATTGAAGCCATGCAATTAGTAGAACAGAAATTTGCAGGTGATGACGAAGACGAAGAAGAAGATATTGTCGAAGACGAAGAAGAACTAGGAGAAGAGGAAGAAGTAGTCATCGAAGAAGAAGATGACGAAGATGCCCTCATTGAAGTAAATGTTAGCGACAGCGACAATATCTAAATTTTTCATAGCAGCTTTATTCGTTACAAATCTCCAAGGTGTTCCACCTAAAGGATGGGTACAGATGTTATCTAATTCCTTTGACACAAGAGCACAGTGTATGGAATACCTTTGGGAGAACGAATACATGATCTATCGTTCCTTGTACAAAACATTCAAGACGACCATAAAAGGTATAGAGAAATTTGGTTGTTTTCTGGAAGAAGATGTTATTCGTATGAATAAAGATTTAGGCCATGATACCGATGAATACAAAGATATCGATATGTTAGTCTATAATAATAGAGGAAGAAGATAAATGTCAGTAAATCGTGCTCGAAGTAAAAAAGAATTGGATAAATATGAACGTGACGCTAAATATCAAGAGGAATTGCGTAAATTTAATGAGATCATCGATAGACAAAATAAAAGGTACGAGGAAATCCTTAAAGAGCATAATGAAGGACGATTTAGAAGAACTGGATCAGCAGAAAGTCCAGAAGATTATAAAGCTCATGCAGGTAGAGCAGCTAAACCTTCTGAGGAAAAACCTGAAACAAATAAAAGAGGAATAGAGTGCCCACCTGACACTCCCTTATCAAAGTGTACCTAACCATATGCTACCTAGTGCTCAACAACAACGAAGCCGTCAACGTGACTTAACAGATAAACAGGAACGTTTCGTTAACTGTCTTATAGCAAATGGCGGTAAAGTAAAAGACGCAGTTATCGAAGCTGGTTACAAAGAGAGTAGTCGATCTTGGTTAATGAATACTTTGAAAGATGAAATCATAGAGCGTACCCGGTCTTTGTTGGCATCGCACTCTGTTAAAGCTGCCCATCGTATTACAGAAGGTTTGGATGCTGATGGTAGTATCCCTTCTAACCAGATGGATATGCGTTTCAAGAGTGCAGAAGCGGTACTCGATAGAGTAGGTATAGGACGTAAACAAGTAACGGAAGTGCAGGGTGAAGTCATACATGGCATTGTTATGTTACCTGCTAAAGAACAACCTAAAGATGTAGAGGTAACAATCGATGTCTGAGAAGAAAAAGAAAAAGCGTAAAAATGTTGCCTTTCCTAAAGTACGTGAAGTTACGGATGCCCAATTAAAGAAAAATAGAAAAAAATTTAAAAAAGAAAAAGAAGAAGGAGGATGGATACCTCTTGTAACTCAATATGGATATGATATGGCTGAACCTACTGATAGGGATTATGGTAGGCATCCTGATAGTGACATTGATAGAATACAAGGAACAGGAAAACATAAAATTGATTGGGAACCCCGAAGTAACGCTCTTATAGAACTTTTAGAAGAAGAAGAAGAAAAAGGGAGTGCATCTGGTGGTTACGTTAAAAAATATACCTACGGTGGCAGAGTAGCAAAGAGTTCAGCGGAGAAGTCGTAACAATGACTAAAAAGAAAAAGCGTAAAGATGAAGAACCAAAAGTTAAAGAAAGTATAAAGAAATTAAAAGCTATACGTGAAAAAGCCATTGAACCTAAACGACAAGCTCGTGAAGATCAAAAGAAAAAACGAATGTTCAAAGATCTTATGTCAGATCCAAAGAAGAAAGAAGCTCTAGAAAAATTTTTAGATGTACCAGATTTTGACAAGTTAATAGAAGAAGAAATTGAAAAAAAAGGTATAGGAACAGTAGGTGGTGTCCTAACGTATGGAGCAAACAAAGGGGGTATGATTAAAAAGTATTCTTACGGTGGCAGAATAGCAAAGAGTTCAGCGGAGAAGTCATAACAATGGCTTTTCAATTTGCACCATTAGCACCACTCGTATACACAGCAGTAGCCCGTAAAATTGGTGTTAAAGGTGTTAAAGAACTAATGAAAAAAGG